AGACGTACAACATCGTGGCTGCCCACGGTTACTTCGGTCGCCTGATCTTCCAGTACGCTTCGTTCAACAACTCTCGTTCACTTCACTTCTTCCTTGCCGCTTGGCCTGTGGTTGGTATCTGGTTCGCCGCTCTTGGTGTTTCCACGATGGCCTTCAACCTCAACGGCTTCAATTTCAACCAGTCTCTTGTTGATTCTCAAAACCGTGTGATCAATACTTGGGCTGATATTCTGAACCGTGCTAACCTTGGCTTTGAGGTGATGCATGAGCGTAATGCTCATAACTTCCCTCTGGATCTTGCAAGTGTTCAGGCGACTCCTGTTGCTCTCAAAGCTCCTGTGATTGGGTGATTCAAACAAATACATCTCACAAATTAGCTGAAATCATTCGTGATACTTGGCCAAATTTGTACAGGCCTCCAAAAGATTGGAGGCCTCCTGTTCTAAATAAAACTGAATATCGTCGGCGCGAGGGGTGACTGGCCAAATCCAGTTGACACCCCTCCTTTTTTTGTCTATAATCATCTGAAACAACATTTTTTAATATGAAACTTTGGATGCTTGGTAATCGCAAAACATCTGAGACCTATGAAAGAGATAGGTTTATATCTGTTGCAGACACAATGGGTATCGACTTCTCTCTTGTGTATGCCGATGAAATCGATTTGATTGTATCTAGAGACGATCGTAAATCTATACGTTATCAAGATGGTATTGTTTCTTTACCTGAAGTTATTCTTGCTCGTACTGGTAGTGCTACTGGACATTTTAATCTTTCTGTACTTAGGCAGTTTGAAAGATTGAATGTTCCAACGTTACCAAATTCTGATTCCATCATTGCATCAAAAGATAAGATGTATGCGTATCAGATTATGGCTCAAGCTGGGTTACCGATACCCAAAACAATGCTCACCAGGTTTCCAAGTAACTGTGATTTAGTTGAGAAACAAGTTGGGTTTCCTTGTGTAATTAAAGTTGTGACAGGATCTCACGGTGCTGGTGTTTACCTTTGTGAAAACGCCAAACAGTTTGAAGACTTGTCGGAATTGATTTCTTCACTAGACTTTAAGAACAGTATGATCGTTCAAGAATATGTACAACATTCAGAGGGACGTGATCTTCGTGTTATTGTTGTTGGTGGGAGGGTTATTGGTGCAATGCTTCGCCAGAGTACCGATGGATCTTTCAAAGCCAACATCTCCCGTGGAGGTCAAGGTTTACCCTTTCAAGTAGATGATGAGATGGAACTTCTTGCAATTCAAGTGGCTAAAGTTTTGAATCTCGATATTGCTGGTGTCGATCTTTTATTTCATAAAGATGGGTACAAAGTTTGTGAAGCTAATTCATCTCCTGGATTCAAAGGATTTGAACAAGCTCTTGACATCAACGTTCCGCAGAAGATTTTTGATTACGCTAAAATGAGATCTAAATTATAATAGTAGAGAGTAGTTCAATGGGAATGTTTGATACCGTAAGATCTTCTTATGATCTTGGCCCTGGATACAGTAATCAAGAACTGCAGACAAAAGATCTGGAGTGTTTGATGAAAGACTATTGGATCGATCCTGCGGGTCGTTTGTTTGAACTTGACTATTCTCACACCCACGACTTCAAAGAGGTGCCAGAGGGGGAAAGGCTAACGCCGTGGCACGTTTTTGAATGGGTCAAGAATGGTAATCACGGAAAACTTAAACCAGTTTATATTTTTAAAGTCGTTGAAGTTTATCCTGCACGATTTGACGGTCACTACGCCAAGTGGCCACGTTGCCACATCTACTTCAGGGATGGTATCGTAACAGAAGTCAGACATATCACTGATGAAGTTTCAGGTAATTTATAAAAGACAAAAGAAGAAAGGTACTTCAATTCAAAGAGCCACTTTTTTTGACGAACGTGACGCATTGATGTGGGTACAACATCTCAAACGTAATAACGTTGATTCTGAGATCATTCCAATTTTCTAAATCAATATATAATCGTGAAGTTAATTTATGACTATGAATTTTACTGTCTATTCTAAACCTGGTTGCCCTTATTGTGAAATGGTCAAACAAGTCCTGATTGGAAAGGATTTGCAATTCAGTGAATACGTTTTGGATGTTGACTTTACACGACAACAATTCATCGATGAATTTGGTATGAAAACGTATCCCCAGGTTGTTATGGATGGTAAGAAACTGGGTGGTTGTACTGAAACAGTTAAGTATCTGAGGGAACAAAATATCATCTAATGGAAATCTCACTTTACGATATCGTTGAGAGTGTTATTGATGATGCCTTTTTTCATCAGACATTTACGTTCTCAATGTATGATTACTTAAAATCAAACAAAGTAACCAAACCTGTCGTTGTATCTTTTATAGAGAGTTCAACGGCAACTAATCTTTCAAGTATGATTGAAGATTTGGATTTGTATCTTGAAGGTGGTAGTGACGATTTGCATAAACAACTTCGTGAAGCCTATGGAAACATAGGAAAACCAACTGCAAGAAAAATTAGAGATTATCTTTATAGTATTCTGGAGGATGCTTGGAAATATGAAAAGGACAAAAAATCTGGCCGAAAGTTGGGGTCAAAGAATCGCAAGAGGGTCACTAAATAATCCAGAGAGTTGGAGGAGTGAGTAGGTTTCTTTTGTAGTTCTCTGATAGGAAAAGGAAAATGTTAATAGGAGTAACTCTTGTCTTCTCTGCACTCTTCTGCATTGGAGGCACACTCATCGGGTTTATATTAGGATGGTTCTTGAGTGAAAAGTATTCGGATTATATGGATCTTAAGACTGCTCAAGTAACTACGCATCCAGAAATGTATGATGAAGAAGGAAATCTACTTAGTACAGAACTCACTGCATTACGTTTTGTAATTGACGAATCTAATTATTACGACGACGAAGAAGACTAATTATGACTGCTACGAAGACTAAATTACCTCCCAATCCATTGGTGAGTGAAATTCTTGATGCTGTATCAAAATCACGTTCAAAAACTAAAAGAATCGAACTGTTGCAGGAGTATGATTCTCCTGCACTTCGGGCGATCTTGATATGGAATTTCGATGATAGTGCAAAGAGTATGCTTCCAGATGGAGAAGTTCCTTACACTCCAAATGAAGCTCCAAAAGGCACTGATCACAATCGATTGACTGCAGAGTATAAAAATCTTTACCACTTTGTTAAAGGTGGGAATGATAGTTTAGCACCTCTGCGTAGAGAGTCAATGTTCATTCAACTTCTTGAACGTCTTCACGCCGAAGAAGCTGAAGTAATCTGTTTAGTCAAAGATAAGAAACTCACTGATAAGTATCCTCTTACTAAGGATGTCATTGCTGAAGCTTTCCCCGATATTCAATGGGGGTGGCGTAGTTAATGCCCTTATCTAATGCAGATGTCGTAGATTTTAAAAACAAGGGAGTGATTGTAATTCATTCGGACTGCAACGTTATTGCAGCAAATGATAAATCACTTCCTGTAGATAGTTACTTAGTAACTTGTAGGTACGAAGACCTAACTTGGTATGACATCGTGAAAGGTCTTCGGGTGCCTATTTTTGATTGTTATTACGATGCGTTTGGACAAAACGTTATGGAAAAAATGGTATGGACGAAAGGAACGGTCCCTGCTAAGTCTTGGAATTCTGTAGATAAGGAGAAGAAAAAGAGATGACAGAAGATAAAGCCCTTGGTTTAGGTGGGGGTGGATATAAACCAGAGTTTAAGAAAGCCGCCGGCGGTGGCTTTGTTGGTGGTAGAGATATGGTAGATGAAGTTGAGGTATCAGATCCTCGACAGAATCTTGATAACTACACCGTTGATATGAAGGAAATGAAGAAAGTGGTCAAGAAATATAAACAACTGAAGAAGTATTCTAAGTCAAATCTTTTTCAGATTCAAAAGTTGAGTGGTAAGAAAACTCTGATCGATGAATTGATTGAGGAGTATCAAGAAAATCCAGAACTGTAGTAGTCAAAATAATTACAAGAGGGGTTATTACCCCTCTTTTTTTGGCTCTTGACAGAACTGTGATACATATGTAAAATTACTCTGCCAGAGTTGAAAGAGATGGATAAAGCTAAACTTAAAGAGCTCTTAGCCAACCTCAAAGAGGTTGTAACAGAATTGGAATCTGAGATCTATTCGGATGTTCAATCTTATACCTTTACAGGAAACATAAATGATTATGATGAAGTCTTTGAAGATGATGATGGTTACCCATTTTAATAGGAGAAACAACGATGTATGAACTTGACACTTTTGAAAAAGCCCTTGCTCACTTTGGTACTAGAGTTGACATCATCATCGCCCTTGAAAT